GGAATAAGGATACTTTAATAAAATAATAGTAGTGGAACCACCATGATTCCACTACTATATTTATACATGATATATTACGTTGTAGTATCCGAAGTCCAGTACTGATACTCTAGAGTAACAGTTGATTCCGTGATATTAGTGTCTTCATACGATAAAGCTACTTCACCCAATTCAGAAGGCCATGCACCTTTAATAGTGTATGTCTTCACAGATGCACCTTCTTTATCTAATTGATCTACAAGCATATCAACCATATAGTCATTGGTATTATTCATACCAATGTTACCTTCATGTGAATTAATACCATTCATCCATCTTTCGAAAGCAGATCTTACTTTAAGACCTCCATCATTGATGATAGTAATAGTCCAAGGCGCGAATGTACGCTCACCAGATAGTTTAATTTCACGACCTCTAAACTTAATAGGAAGTGCAGCTATCGTAGATGCGGGTAATGTAGCGGCTTTACACATAAATGATGCAAGTTCAGCATCACCATGCGCGAATCCAGGAAAGTTAGGTGTTACTTTGAATAAAGATCCCCTTGCCCCTCCACCGATTAATTTTGATTTAAAGTCATCAACTCCAAGTATTGCCATTTCTATCTCCTATTATTTGCCAATGATTTCTGAAAATTCAACACCAGTACGAGTGGCAATGAAGTTCAAACTAATAAAGTTGATAGAACGCGCTGGTTTGATGTACATATCAGCTACGAATCGATTACCATCAATAACAGCTCCAGTATTGTTCGTTTCATCACAAACTACTGAGAAGTCATGTATACCTCTACGACCTTTAACATCACGCAAGAACGGTTCAATCATATTTCTAAATTGAGCTCTTGTAAACTCATCATTAAATTCAAATAATTGAGCCCTTGCTGCAGTTGATATTGCTTTTTCTAACACAATAAACAATCTACGAACATTAATTCTATTAAATGCTGATGGTTTAGATTGTGCCGTTTTATCACCAAATAATATAGTACCTTCACCAGGGAATGTACATATAGGATTAACACGCGCTTTATATAAATCATCACGCTCTGCTTTAATTGGATTAAATGCCAATTTAGTAACACCTAGTAATTGACCACGATTAAAACCAGCTGGTGAGAACCAAGGATCAGCCTCTGCGTCTGTTTTAGCACATAATCCAGCTACTGCCCCAGATGCCGCTATCCAATGATATACATCATTATACTTATCATACACATATAATGCGCCTGAATCGAATACAGCATAAGAAGTAGACGACAATAAATTTGCAAATGTAATTACATTCGCAGCTGCAGTTGAATTATTAACAGTAAGTGAGGGTAATGGTGAGATAAAAGCAACACAATCTTTTCTTGAATTTGCAATATCTATTAAATGTTGTGAAAATCCAACAGCTGCATTTACACTATCTTCAGGAGGATGCCCACCAATGAGTAGGTTTATATCAACTGTTTCAGCATCACCAAAGAAATCATATGAGATTTGTTGTTCTGCTTGAGTTAATATATTATCATCAGTACCACCAGATAAAGATCTGTCGGTTAATGCATTAGGAAATGTAAAAGTTGTTCCTGCAGCAGTTTGTCCAACCTTTGAAGAGGCTAAAGTAGCTTCATGTTGACCAAAATGAATATATTCAGATGAAGTATTGATAACATTTTTGTAATAATTATCAGTACCATCTGAAGATTTAGCATCAGATGCTTGTGAAACATATGCGAATGTTTCTAAAATAGTACCTGCTTGACCAGTCCATGCACCAGCTTCATCAATTACTACAATATGCATCTCATCAGCAACGCCACCTTGATCTGAAGCATATGGTGATGTACCCGGAATTGTATCGAACTGCGCTTTGTAAGTAGTACCCCATGCACCCCATGCAGTACTGTTTGCCCCAACCATAGCTACTGATAAGGAGTTGCCTAACACACCAGGAAATCTACCTAACCAAGTTGTTGTGGCTGGTATTGATACTGATGTGTAATGATCAGAATTTTTTACTAATAATCCTGTTCCTGTTGATGTTGCATTTAAATGACCAGATGACGCTCGAACAACTCTTAATGATTGTCCGTATCTTAAAAATGACGCGGCTGGCATGAAAAACTTAGCTGTTTCTGTATTTGGAGCACCAAATACATCTACAAGACCTTTTTCTGACCCTACAGTTACTATTTCATCAACCGGCCCCCACTGAAATGCTCCAGCGATTGCTCCAATTGATGTCGATACTGCAGGGATGACGTTTGTTAAATCTATTTCTTTTACCTGAACACCAGGTGAAACTTGAAATCCCATTCTATTATCCTCAATAAATTAATTTATATGAATTCATTATACGGTTAGTACTCAATTATTATTATTTATAATAATAGAGATTTCTATAATAAATTCCAATCCCTTGAATTATCATCCTGTCCATCATCTATAAACCCAAAGGGTATCATATCTCTCTCTATCTCTGCTTGTTGCTCATCATATATTAACGACTTGATGTTAATATCATATATCTCATTGAATATACCCAGTTGTACAAAGTAACCAAACATTACTAGATTCATTACTAAATCATCATGATTTGCTTTAGCTGCCTCATAGGATGAACCCTTTGCTATGAATGTAGTTAATTCATGTATTGTCTCTGCATCATATATGGTTAACTTACCTTCTTCTATAATATCCTTTATATTAGAACAACCTATTCGCTTAACCTTATGTGTCATTGTAATACCTACATCTTTTGATTTAACAAAAGATTCTACATAGGTATTATCATATTCTAATTCATAATATAACTCATTACCAACAACAGATCCTTGATCATTTGATTCTATAACTACATAACAATTATTATATACCTTAGCATACTTATGTATAACATCAGGAAATAATAAGGGTGATATAGTATTTACTTGATATACAGCGACCTGTTCAAATACATCACCTGTAACATCTATTATATTAAATGTAGAGTAATCTCTACCTCTTCCTTTAGCTACATCAACAAACATTATATATTGATGTTTTTCTACTGTCTCTTTATATATACGAACACCATTATCGAGTCTATGAAGTGGTTCTATTGCTCGTAATGATAATAGTGTATTTGCTGTTATTAGAGTATTACCTACACCAATAAATCTATTACCAAATTCCTGTTCGAATTGTAGTTCTGACGTATTGGCGATTGTCTCTTTTTTCCATTCTTCATCTCTTCCCGGTACATCGTACCAGTCAACTCGAAATGGTTTATACGAGTTAACACCTTGAGTTGCACCTTCCCATAATTTGTGATATACATTACCTAACCCATTAGCAGTTGATGTGATAATAACCCGAGTAGTCTTACCTGATGATATTACTGGATATGTTGATGTATAGAACTCACCATCATTCTCTACAAAGGCAAACTCATCAAGGAATAATAAGGATATAGACATACCACGAATAGAAGAACCTGATGTAGCAGCTGCAATAATACGAGAATTATTAGAAAACTCTATAGATCCTTTATTAAGTACTTTACATCCTGCTTGAAGAAAGAAAGGTAGGTTCTCTAATGCTAATGTTACTCTAGACAACATTTCACGAGCAGTAGCACCTTTGTTTGCAAGAATAGCTATAGTCTTATCTGGATGGAATAATGCATACCATAGAAGATATACAACAGATGATATTGATTTGCCGGATTGACGACAGGCTAATACTATAGAAAACCTATTATCTTCAAAATGCTGAAACATCTTCTTTTGATAAGGATATAGATTAAACTCTGTTAAACCTTTATCTAGATGAACAATCTTAATATATTTACGAGCAAAGTAAGCGGCATCATCCACACATTTAGAATACTCTTCTACTTCATGTAAAGACCATCGATGTGATATACCATCCTTCTTTACATTAGCATTACCTAGATAACCAGCATGTCCATTAATAAGTTCCATAGTCTTCCATTATACCTTCAACGATCATTTCAATAGCTCGTGGATTATCAGATTCTATTGTTTCTGATCTACACTGATACCATCGTTTTAATTC